AAAAAGGACAGCGTCTTAAAAGATTCTGCATTATCGTCAATGGCCCTATGATCGAGAAATTGCCGTACCGTGCGAAATCCTGTCCAAATACATTTTGTAAATCCGGGTCCAGATCCTCCATGATGGGGGCGAGATGAAGCCTGATCCAATCCTCGCACCAGGATTTGCGCCAGCCCTCAGCCTTGAGGGCAAAGTTATTGTCCAGGGCGAGGCGTACGATCGGCCTCACCTCTTTCATACACGCCTCGATCAAAATGCCGGGTATGGCCACGCCCGAGCCTTCCCTGGGGATGGAGTCCAACTCCTCTTTCATGGCCGCCTTGTTGGCCCCGTATGCCCCGCGCACCCGCTGGTACCATTCCTTTTTCCCTTGGGGCGTCGGGGTCCACGCCTTGACCATGCAAACCCGCTCGTACAGCCCGTTTTTAACGGCGTCATCGAATGTCACCCTGAATATCTTAAACGCGAACAGTCCCGCCCGGGTGTCGTGGATGAGCTGGTTAAACGGGTTTTTGTCGCCGTTGTGCGTGCTGATGATGCGGATATCCCCGCCCCATATAATCAGGGCCAGGGTGGAATCGATCACGGCCTGCACATTAAGGTGGAACGCCGCTTCGTCTATGTTGACCTTGCCCTGCAGTCCCCGGATGCTCGCCGGCCTGGACGACAGCGCCACGATCTGATACCCCGATGCGAATCTGATTCGATAACTGGTAATATGCTTTGATGATCCGTCCGGCTGCTGGTCCTCGAACAGGAAAACCTCGATCCCCTGCCATCCGTCCGCCATAGCCGCTGCCATAACTCTGGCCATGTGGGCGCAGTAGCCTATATACTCGAGACCTTTTTCTTTGGTGTCGCCGATATAATAGATATTATCCCCGCCCGCTCTTTTCCGGCTCGACGCCGTGATCGTATCATCCAGGGCCGTGGCAAAGGTGATGCCCGCGCGCCGACCCTTTTCCGCAATATTAAGGGGACCCTCGTGAATCTGTTTGATCCACCCGGCCTGGTGTTTCATGAGCACGCCCTCGGCCAGGGGATCATATCCCTCCGGGATCTCCCGCACACTGGGAGGCAATTCATCCCAGCTTAGTACGCGCTCGATATCTCCGGGCCCTGAGCCAAGTCGAAGGGTCATTACGCAACTCCCAATACTTTTTTGCGCCAGAATTCAGCCTGATCACTGCTCAGGCCCTGCTCCGCGGCGGCGCTCTCGATGGCGTTTGCCGCGTCCTCGAGTGCCCGTTTCCTCGCCGCAGCCTCCATCTCCGTCTGCCACTTTTTCTGTTTCACCGCGGCCTGTGCCAGTTTGGCCACCATCTGGCCAACTTTAGGCAGGCTCTTGTTGTCCGCCTCCAGCTCCACGAGCAGTTCAAAGGTTTTGGTCTGTACCAGCCGGATAAGGGCATCATTCATTGCGCCTGCGTCATCCTCCGATGCCTTCGCGATGGCCTTGGCCTGGTCCGTAGCCACCTTGAGCGCCCGCAACCGGTCCTGGAATTTCTTCCCGTACCGGTGTGCGCTGGATTTCGAGATCTCATAGCCTATAGACTTGAGCCACTCGGCCAGCCCCTCGTACCCGGCAAACCCGCCCTGGATCAGTTTTTTCTCCAATTCCTGGCGCACCTCTTCAGGCAATAACTCCACGCTCGATCGCTGCATGATTACCCCCTACCAGTATTTCGCCGGACGGGCGATTCCGGGCAGGCACTCGACGGTATATTCCGCCACGTCGACTCCGTGATGGGTCAGCTCCGCGCTCCAGCATGCCGTGTCCCTGCCGCTGATCACTATCAGCTTGCGATCATCCAGGTAATCCATCTCCCGCCTCAGGTCCATAGGAGTGACAGGCATGTCATCGCCGACTGCCGTGGCCATAATCACCTCTTCCGATACGGGATAGGGCCGTCCCACGTCCAGGGTCTGCAGTATCCTCCAGCGCAATACCTCTATGCGTTTTTTCTCCAGGTCCATCATCCACCTCCCCGCCTGTTTGTTCCTGATTGTAATGGTTGCCCTGTTTGATTATGTTTTTCTTTCCACCTCCGCACAATAATGCCGAAATTCTTACCAAACAATTTGAGCGCCGCGGGGTCCACCTCCTGGAGGACCTTTACAGCGAATTCCATGTCTTTTAAAAACATTCGCGGCCGGTCGATATCCGGCTCCTTTGCATTGCCCTTGTCCTGCCAGCCGATTGCCGGCCGCAGGCGTGAGAGGACGTCGATTTTTTCCGGATCAAGGCTATCCAGGGCTTCCTTTGTGGCCTTTTGCAACAGGCGAATGCTGTTGTGTCTTATTTCGATATTGGCGGTCTGCAGCTCCTTTTTAAGCTGGTACCATCCCCGATCAGATGCCCACTGTTTGAGCGTCTGGATCGGAATATCCAGCTTTTCCGTAATTTGCTCCGGGGTCATGCCGTCATAGACATAGAGCTCCTCTGCCAGTATCCTGGTATCGTCGGGATGCGACATTATTCTCTTCCCAGTATTTTTCTGGCGGCCTTAATCTCAGACAGAGTCTCCATATAGAGCGTCCAGGTCTTGAACAATTCGGTCATCTGCTGAAAAACAACCTCCATCTCAAGCGCCTCTGCCTTTTCCAGTGGATCCAAATACAATCGTACGGACTCACGGAGGCCCTTAATCTTGAGCTCGAGTTTTAAGGCATCCTGTTTTTTCACCGCGAGTCGTCCCTGAAATTGTAATTGCTCTTTATCCATCAGCCCACTCCCTTAATTACCTTCTTTTTGTTGACCCGCTGCATAGGGCAAAACTCATTTTGCCGGATCTCATCATTCAGCGTTGTGATTGTCTGGGTGTTCAAGATCACCACATCCTTGAGATCCGATGCCACACTGTGGTAATCCTCGACCAGGCTCACATTGCTCTCATACATTCTGACTACCGAATCAAATCGCTTTTTCTGGAGATAGCTTAGAATTAGGGCCAGTAACCAGGGACCAATGATGAAAAGAAAAAGCATCAACCCAAATGGCCATCTGCTGATTCGTTCGATAAAAGAAAGAAAACTAACCACTATTGAAATCTGGTCCGGTGACATTGAATATCTCCTACGCTATCTTCCTTCCTAATCCGGCTGCCATGCGATGCTTGCTTTACCCTTTTATGGCTTTAACAATATCAGCTAGTATGTTTGGCTGGGTAGGTTGTCCCGTGGCAGCACTATATCGGGCCTTTTTCTCCTTACTTCTCATGCCGAAATATGCCCGTAGAAGAGCCGTGGGTGTCCCAAGTACCGTGAGCATCAGCGGCCATGACTCAGACAGTGACTTGATCATACTCACGTGGTTCTGATAGATCGCCACTATCCACATGGACGCGAATGCAATGACAATGAACGCGATTATCTTGGCCATCATCAGCGCAATCTCGGGCCTGGTTGATGAGCCTGCTTTATCGGCCTCTGCCAGGGACCCTTGAATCTGAGTCCACGAATTGATCTCTGCGATCTCCACATCGATCTCTTTCGATAGCAATTGCGCCTGCTGGTCAGCCGGTAACCCACTTACAGCCCGGCCGATCTGCTCCCCGGTAGCCTCAGCAGGAAGTTTCTTCTCCTCGGGTAAAAACCCATTGACGAGGTCTATGATCAGACTTCCTCCCGGGATGATATTCTTAAGAATTGCCGATCCCGCCCTGCTGATGATATTTCCAAGCTTCATGACAGCCTCCTCGATGTTTCAAAATTCTTCCTGATCCCTGCGCCAATGGCTTTGGCCAGGGCAATTTGATTCTCCGGCTCCTTTAAAAAACGCCGTGTCTCGGGATTGCTTATAAACTCACACTCCACCAGCACCGCCGGCATCGCGGTATGACGCAGCACGTAGAAGTTGGCTTTTTTCGTCCCCCTATTTGTGTGATCTATAAATTTTTTAGTGAGCTCTGTCTGAATCCAGGTCGCCAGAACCAATGACTCCTGTGAGGCGTGCGTATAGATGTGTGTTGAAATCCCTTTGGCCGTGATGTGATGAAAGGCATCGGCATGAATGGAAACGAAAATATCCGCTCCCCAGTAATTGGCCAGGGCCACTCGCCGCCCCAGGGTAATGGGCTCGTCTTTTTCCCGGCTCATACGCACGTCAAACCCGGAGGCAAGAAGCTCGTAGCGAAGGAGAAACGCAATGATGAGGTTCAGGTCATCCTCCTCGATATAATCAAATTTCTCACCCCAGGCAGCGCCGTTGTCATTGCCGCCGTGACCAGGGTCGATAAAGATTTTGTATGGTTTCATGGTTTGCTCCATAAATGCGCCCGAGGCGCATAAAAAAGCCCGATTCCCTCCGGGTCTCCTCGGAGAAAATCGGGCTTCGAAAGCCTCTGGTCCCTCGCTTTTAATGCGAGGCTTATGTTGCTGGCCCACCCTATAAGTGGGCTGGCGATCGAATCGCTCTCAGCATTTTCAAAAAATTTAACCCTTTTTCCCGATTATGTCAATTTTTTCTTGCCTCCACTATTAATTTTTTGCTCATACCCGCATTTCGGGCATTTGATCTCGATATTGATTTCCTTGCTCCCGAGATCTATAAAAAAAAGTCTCCGACACTTTTTGCATTTGATCTTATTTCTCAATCCCAAATCACTTTTTCAAGCTTCCTCTTCCCGTCGTTCGACCTTGAGGCCCTCGACAGGATCGCCTTGATGGCTTCTATCACCTTTATCGCCGTGGGCACATCCAGAAAATTCTCATGATCCACTCGGAACCGCTTGCGCAGGAATCCTCGCAGGGCTGCCTTCTCTTTGCCGGGCATATAATACGTGCCTGCAAGCTGATACCAGAGGACGTAGATTTTACCGATCAATGCCTCCCGGCTGTTGTTGGTTGTCCGTTGCCCTGAGCGAAGTCGAAGGGCTTTGAACCCCCTATCCTCCAGATGCTTCAGCAGATTTTTCCACCCCGGGTACCGCATGGTCCTCAGGCTCGGGGACCCGCCGAACTCTGTCTGTATCCGGTGCCGGTCCTCCTCGCTTATTCCCAGCTGACGAAAGGCCACAATAGCAAGCGTTTTTTGTTTATTTGATAGCATTTTTTTAATTGTCAATCTTCTCCCGACTTATCGGGATTCAATTAACTCACTTTCTCCAGCAATTCATAATCAAATTTTTCAACCAGCTTCTTTTTCCCGCCGATCATAAACAGTCGCTCAATCGGCCATGTTTCTATTACAGGCCGGTCCAGGCTTTTAGATATCTTAATGGCATCACCATAGCCGAGCTCCTCAGCCTTTGCTAGGGCATCCCTGGGGAGGGATAGTTTATATTCTCTGCCATATAATAAGATGCCCGCTGTGAGGTTCACCTGGTCACGGCCGTCAAAAAGTACCGCCTTATTTTCTTTCATTACTCCGATAAGCTCTTTCACATTCGCCTGTAATACTTCACCTAATTGATCGATGCACTCGCTATATTTTTCCGTCACCGTTTTGATTTCATCCGCCATAGATGCCTCAATACGGGTGATCTTCGCCTCCTGTTTTGCAATTATTTGCAGCAAAATGTCCGCTCGCTCCTCAATTGTCATGTGCCGCCTCCAGGTTCAGTGTCATTTGGCCCAGGAGCTCCATCATGCTAATCTTTTTGAGTTGCGATTCCATTTTCAATTTTCGCATCGCAGGCAAATGGAGAAGTCTATTACAATATTCATTTAATTCAGTGCCGGATCGGCATAGATAATATCCTCCTCTATTTCTCTTCTGTGTAGATCCTATAGGAAAGCCTTTTCCACGGAGCTTTTTCACAACATCGCGTAATGGTTTCGTATCATTGATCTTATTGTTATAGCTCTCGTTAAAAACATCGCTATAGAGCCGCCCCATATCGATTGCCTTTTCTTCACCTATATGCTTCCCAAGGATTGCAAGCACTAGGGCTTCATGCTTTGCTAGTTTCTCTTTCTCCATTATGCACCTCCAATTTTTTAATTTTTTCTATAATTTCGCGCCTTGCCTCTTCCGGCGAGGACTTAAGAAATTCGATCTCTTCTGTTTCCCTTGAGATTCCTCGATGCGCAAAGCGCCTCTTCTCTTCCCGCTCCCTCTCTTCCTTGGCGCTCAACCCTCGGCGCTCAGCCGATCGGCGGTTCCCGCTAAAATCTTATAAAGATATTTATGGGTTGTGATCTCTGTTTTATTTGCATTACACATCGCGATCATCCCCTTAACAATTGCGTGCTTTTCAGTTCGATATCGTTTCCCATGCAGATCAAACATGAGCGTGTCAAAAAGATGTGCGACTTGCTTTAATAATCGTACCCGTTTTGCTGACTGGATAGTTCCATATTCGGACATCCTCCAGCAGTTTATATACTCCCACGCGATTCTCCAATTGGCCCCCAATTTTGCAGCGATATCGTGGATTTCTGGCTGTTCCAATTCACGAACGGCCTGTTCCATTTCAAACCGTGAACCGCATTTCGGGCATTGCAGTTTCATGTGTTTGGTTCCCCGTTCACCGTTCTCCGTTCAGGGTTATATTTCAACAATCTTAACTACTTTTGAATTTCTTGGTGGATCAGGTTCTAAATCAAATTTTGTATTCTTAAGGCATTCTTCTGGTGTGTCGCCGCCTGAAAATCCTATCCTGTTGAACATACAAAACATCCCTAATCTGCTTAATAACCCCACACGATATGCATAATATCGCTCACCCCATTTTCGAGTTTGTTTTACGATTGCAATTTTCATTTCCTATCTCCTGCAACAATCTCATCCGGCACATCAAAGATCCCCTGCTGGCCGCGAAAGGGCACCGGGTTGATTGGTTCGATCTCCTCCAGGAATAAAAGAAATTTACCTCCCACCTCGCACATGGCCTGCTCGTTCCACGCCTTCCGTAAATCAAAATCGACATTCGGCGCCAATCGTGCCCTGACAACCTGCGCAGTGCACACGATTTTCCCCCTGTTTATATCCATAGATAATAAAATATTGCTAAGTTGTAGAGAATCCCTGAGTGCCGCTGGCAAGTAATCATAAAGAGCAGCGGGCACACATACATCTTTTTTTGCCGCATGGATCGCAATCCTTTCGCCTTCAAGACATTTAAACCTGGCGTGCTTCCTCGTCTCGATCGTTTTCCATTTCATCGCTATAAATGTCGCGTATGGCTGATGAAGACTGATCGCTTTCATGATTTTTTCGCCTCGTCTCTGACAAGCTCGATAATCTCAGCCACGACCCCTATCCCCAGGCTGATAACCAGGTACGGCCCCAGCCACCACCAGTTCATGTCAAATACTATTTTCACATAGTCCATATGACGCATTCTCCTCTTTTATCAGCTCTATGATTTTATCTATTCTCGTCGGCATGGGTTTACCTTAGTACTATTGCGACCATCACACCCGCGGCGAATCCGGCTAATAACATCCCGGCCCCGATTGCCCCGGGTCTGCGGGAAAACGCCGCAAGCGCCCCGAGGAGCCCGGCAACCACAAATATCTGCTCAATGATCGGCATTATCCTCGACCTGCTTAAGATGTACATAAACCTCCGTTAACAACTTTATATCAAATTCAACGCCGTAATTCAGATGTCGTACCTTGGCTTTGAGCGTTTTGGTCATATTGCGAAATCCTTTTCTCAGCTGAGCGATTTTATAGAGGAAATCGATGCATTCTTTATCCAATCCTGGCTTGAGGGATTCCGCTATCAGTTGAACATCCTTCCGGTTGACCTGGAATCTGTCTCGTTTCATTGTGATGCGCCCGTAAATTTGATCGTAGAGATATGCCTTGTCAGTATCCCCCTTCATCTGGTCGTAGAGGCGTTCCTGCCCGATATACGTTATACCCACCTTGCCGCAGTCATGGATCTTGCGGATCACCTCAAAGTTTTCCCAGCGGAGGAGATGGGCTTCGTCGATAATAATAAGCCGGTTGGATCCTTTGAGCCGGTCGATGATCGAATCCAAGATCAAACTGTTTGTGCCTGCCCGGACAGTGCCGGCTATTTTACTGGCAATCATCATCAACACAGACGATATCGACCGCCTGGTAAGATCGGCCGTAACGAGAATCGATGCCTTGTTTTTCCGTTTATACTCGTTGCAAGTGCGTGTTTTCCCTGACCCTGACCGCCCGACTGCAACCCCCATTTCATGATATTCATCGCAGAATTGGAGCACCTCCCAGATCAGCGTTGCAT